ACCAATTACACCTACATTTATATTACCACTATCAACATTACCAGTAGCACTTAAACTATCTGTTACAAAAACGCTATTAGCAAAAGTTACATTACCATTAGCCCAAAAGTTATGTGTTTTAGTTTGATTGTTTATACCACCATTAGTGTCGTTAACAACTACTTGCATACCGATCGGTATGTTAGCACCATTTGTTGTATAACTACCATCAACTCTTGCACGAACAAAGCCAACACTGTTAGTTTGATAACTTGTTCCATTATGTCCAAAGAAACTTAATACGCCTAAGTTATCATTTGCTTGAACGCTTGTTGGACTAGCATTAGTACCTCTAGCTCTTGCCCAAGCTACACGATGTGCATCACTTAATGGGTTATTAAAAGTGTTGATACGCATCATATTAACTACTGAACTAGTAGGGAATGCATTAACTACTCCACCATTTTCTAACAACATTAGATTTGCAGTGTTGTTAACACTAAATGCGATTGTGCCATTTGCACTTGGAATACTTACATTACTTGTACCATTAATCAATGTACCTGCAAAGTTAGAATAGTTTGCGTTTGCAATACTTGTAGACTCAGGCGCAAACACACCATTACCAAACAATACATTTGAACTAGAACCATCTAAGTTAATATTTGCAATGTTACCAATGCCAACTACATTCGCCAATGCTACACTGTTTGCACTTGCGGCAATATTAGAATAACTTGCAAAGTTTGCATTAGCTACTTCGCCACTTACATTAGCGCCTGCTACACTATTAGCAGTTGTTGCGTATGTAGCAAGATTTGCTAGATTAGCATTACCAGCATCCAATGCAAATGTTGCGTTAGCTACTGTACCACTTACATTAGCACCTGCTACACTATTGGCTGTAGTTGCAAATGTAGCTAAGTTAGCTGTATTTGCTTCTCCTGCATATGCACTATAATTTGCATTGGCTACAGTGCCAGTTATGTTACTAGCATTTACATTAAATGCCTCACCAGCAAAGTTAGCATAGTTAGCATTAGCTACATTAGATATAATTGGAGTTGTTGCAAACACTCCGTTGCCATAAAGAATGTTACTTGCGTTACCATCTAAATTAACTGTTGCAATATTACCGATGCCACTTACATTAGCAACTGCTACACTGTTTGCTGTATTAGCTAAATTGCTATTGCCAGCATCTAATGCAAATGTTGCGTTGGCTACAGTACCACTTACATTAGCACCTGCTACTGCATTCGCTGTTGTAGCAAACGTTGCAAGATTAGCTGTATTAGCGGCATTCGCATATGCGGCATTTGCAACTTCACCAGTTACGTTAGATCCACTTACGTTAAATGCCTCACCAGCAAAGTTAGCGTAGTTAGCATTTAGATTGCCTGATTCCGGACCAAATACTCCATTGCCAAATAAGATATTACTTGCATTACCATCTAAATTGATTGATGCGATATTGCCTGCACCAGATACATTTGATAGTGCTACACCGTTTGCAACTGTTGCAAAGTTTGCTAAATTAATTGTTCCAAGAATATTACTTGCATTAACAATAAATGCTTCACCTGCAAAATTTGCATAGTTAGCATTTAAGTTACCAGATTCCGATCCAAAAGATCCATCACCACGAAGAACATTTGAGATATTGCCGTCTAAATTAAGAGTAGCAATATTGCCTAAACCACTAACATTAGATACATTTACATTAAAAGCTTCACCTGCAAAATTTGCATAGTTAGCATTATTAGCAAATAGATTACCAGCTTGTAGATTACCAGTTACAACAAAATTGGTAATTGTACCATTTCCTAATACGTTTAATCCAGTTAATGTACCTAAACTTGTGATGTTAGGTTGATTGCTTGCTGTTACGTTTGCCGCATAGTTAGCAAAGTTAGCAGTTGGTACATTGCTTATAGTTCCAATTGCCGCACGGCTAATCTGTACTTGCACATTAGCTGGTGGTGTTAGTGCAACTTGAACGTTGCCTGTGTTTGTTACGATTACTTGATTAGCCATATTAGTAGTTGATTACCCCATCTGAATTTACCAAGAACAATAAGAATACTGCTTGGTCATAAGCTGGCTGTGTACCAACTGCGGGAAAACTTATCTTTATTCTACCTGTGAAACAAGCTGGCTCTGCGGCAGATATATCTAAATCAGGATCACCTGCGATCAAGTCCCAAGTATCATCATCAACGGTTAATGTGAAAGTGCCTGCCGCATTGACTACATTAGTTATTGGCAATACGATTGGAGTGGGAGCAACACGATTCATACGCATTGTGCCAGCTCCAGGTGACAGTGTAAACGTACCACCACCTTGCGTAGCACTTATTGTAAATGTAGTTTCAGTAACTATTGTACTTACGTAATATGTTGTATTGATTGCAACACCACCAAATACACTGCCAACAAACTGAACTGGTTGATCCACAAATAGATCGGCAGTTGTAGTACAAGTTAAAATGTCTGGACTAGAACTAGTTTGTGTAATAGTTGTAATGAGAGGAACTAATGGGTAATCATAGATTTTAAAATCTATACCGGTTCTGCTATCCTGATAATCTACAATTGCTCTGCGAACGATTGTTGCATTGATAGTAGCACCAGTTAAATCTACTGGAGTTGTGCCAGTTTGCCAACCACTAGTATAACTTGTAACTGTACTCCATTCGAAGTTCCAGAAATCTTTTTGATCGTATATTAAGTTTTGCGCTAATACTTGTGCGTCAAAACCGGCCACTTGATTGAGTGTGGCTTGTGTGAATTTTGCCATTTGTTTTCCTCTGCTTGTCTCGCATTATGACGTAACTCTACTACCTCGCAGAATTACGTGTACGTGATAATGTATTTATGCTTTAACCAATACGCCAGTTAGTACCATCACTAAAAACTGGTATTACATTTGTGCCGCCACCGCCAACAATAGCATTAAATGTAGTTGTATTAGCGTCAGTAATAGCTGATCTAGCAGTTGCATTACCTGAAGCGGCAGGCAATGATGCAAAAGTAAACGTACTAGTAGCATTTGCACTTAAAAATAGTTGAGATGTTGTTCTATTAGATAATATGTTTCCATTAGGATTGTAAATATTAGCAATATTTGCACCTGCGGCTTGCATAGTATTTGTTACAATAAGACCTGTATTAGCACCACCAAATGTGCCATAACGAGCAAAAAGATTGCCTGCAGACATATTAATATTGCCAGTGCCAGGACTGACTGTTCCCATATTAATATTGCCTGTTACGCTTAAATTAGTTAATGTACCTAGGCTGGTAATATTTGGTTGAGCCCCAGTCGTCACTGTACCAGCAGTTCCTACATTTAAATTAGCAACTAATGTCGTAGAAGTAACTTGTAATGGTGGAGTACCAGTTGCAACAGTTGAACGTAACGTACTTGCGGTTACATAGTTACCGGCTTGCATATAGCCACCAGTCTGTATATAACTATTACTTCCAAGTATATTAACAAAAGCACCATAGTAACCATTGCCAGCATTCATTGTTCCAGCCGCAGTAATATTGCCTGCTGTTTGTATAGTACTGTTAGCATTGCCTAATAGAATGTTTAGTCCAACGCTCAAATTGCCACCCACCTGCAAACTGTTTGCAATATTTGAAAAGCTAGCACCATTTACACGTAGTACGCCAGAGGTATTTAAGTTACCAGCACCTATGTTGCCAATGGCACTAATTGTACCGCCAGCACCAATACTGTTAGTTGCGTTAAGATTGCCAACGTTGGCATTCCCTGATACGCTTACGCTTGTTAGTATACCAGTACTTGTAATATTAGGTTGAGCATTGTTAGTTACTGTATTTGCTGTATTTGCAGTAAGTGCATTGCCAATAAAGTTTGCCGCAGTTATATTGCCACTTGCTGTTAACGTAGTAGTGCCAATGTTGCCAATGTTAGCATTACCATTAATGCTTAAACCTATTAAAGTGCCTAGACTTGTTATATTTGGTTGATTTGAAATAGTAACATTACCTGCAAAGTTTGCAAATCCTGCCACATTGGCATTTGCTACACCTGAATTCCAGGATAAATTACCTGTACCATCAGTTATTAAAATATAATTAGCTAATCCACCACCAATTCTTATACTGTTAACTGATGCAAACGAACCTACGGCAAGACCTGACACCGATAGATTACTTGCGATTATATTACCCGATATCGTATTTCCAACAATAGCCCCAATAAAGTTAGCGGAATTTCCTAATATATTTCCGCCGCCCAAGGGAAATCCAGATCCTAAACTCAAATTATTAGGAACAACAACGTCACCAGTCGCTTCATCGAAAGTAAAGAATGGAGTACCACCAAAACTACCACTATCATTGTATTGTATTTGTCTGTTAGATCCTCCTGGAACTCCATTGCCGGCATTGCCGCCTGTTTGCGCTGTCCAAGATAGATTGCCAACACCATCAGTTTGTAAAACATATCCGTTAACACCGCCACCAATAATGACGTTACTAGTACTATTTGCGTTTAAGTTTAATGCAGTATTTGCTACGTCAATGTTTCCTGGATTTGTCCAAGATAGATTACCAGTACCATCAGTGCTCAATATATAACTATTATTGCCGCCATTAATTTTTATGTTAGATATATCACCTAAAGTTAAGTTGCCGCCACTGAATGATGTGTTAGCCACACCACCTAATAAGCCACTGTCGTTATATTGTAATTCGTTTACATTGCCACCAGGAACGCCTAGACCCGCCGCAAACACAGTTAACTGTACATCAGTGGGTGTTATTGTAATATCGTTAGGTTCAACAGTAAAGTTAATACTATTATTACTAACGGTAAAATCTAAATTTATATCAGACATTATTGATACCTTACGATCATTCCAATTGGTTCTTTACTTACATTTTGTAATCCGCTTAATGCATCAGTTCTAGTCACGCTCATTGTAACAACAACTATATTTGTATTTGCCGCACTGTTTGCTAAACTAACTATTGGTGTTGGGTTTGGACTGCCTGTTCCACCAGTCAACGTAGCAGGAATATACAGATAACCAACACCGGTTGCTGGAGTAGTAAATACCGCAGTCAACGCTGAATACGCATTTGCTGTTGGCTGTGGCGTGTCTAATGTTAGATTGCCAATATTGATAGACGAAGTATCTACAGTTGAATATGTAATATTATCTGCAACATAAAATTTTGCACTTGTGCCTAATGTCCAACTAGTTGTGTTGATTGGATTGCCAACACTATCTGTAAAAGCAAAAGGAAAAGTATAAGCTTCCCCTGTGTATATCTCTATACAACTCATCTCTGTGCCAGCGATTGTAATCGTCTTTGCGCCGTTTAATAGTAAACTCATTTTCTTGTTTCCTTATATTGTATTTATTCTTTTATCGTTTTTGTTTAGATAGAAGAAAGGTAGCACCCGTTGTTTGTATATTTGCTGAGGTAAAACTTCTAATCCAAAGGCCACCACCATCGATAGTGGCTGATCCTATTGTAGGCACATTAATATATATATATTGTGGTGCACCACCATACAATGTATATGAATTAAATTGAAACGCAGTATCAACTATTCCTAAATTTGCAAAACCATTACCACTGCCGGCGGTAATAAACGGAGCAATTTGTATGGCACAATCTACATTGGCAATTAATTGAGCACTATAAACTATGTTTAATTGTTCACTTGTCGAAACTGATTGAGTTGTAGGTTTATATTCTAATGCATACCAACCCAAATCCCCATTTTGTAACACTAGTTGACTAGCCAGCGCTGGTTGATATTGACTGGTGCTGTTTTGTGCATACCCTTTTGCTGTTGTACTATTACCTTGATAGTATGGAAACAAACCATCGCCACCGGTATAAGTAACATTAAGAAATTTAGGAACAGCAAATGCATTACCTCTTGAACTATTAACATTGCCTAATGTATTAATGTTAACAGGGAGTGTTACTGTATTTGCAAAGTTATCTGGTATTTCATAGCTATAACTACCTATATTTGTTGTAACAGTTACATTATTACTCATATTAGTATATGTAACACTGTTAGCCTGTAAGTTAGCCGTCCAATTAAAAACATTACTTACATTACTTGTGTAACCAGTATTTGCAATTGTTCTTGCCGTTACTGAACCATAATAGTTACCAATCTGTTGATCGTTAATACTAATTGACAGTGACTGACTATTAGTAAATGGTATACCATCAGCACTGTTTAGTGTAGTATATAACTTATGTGTTTGTATATTACTATTGTTACCTAAGTTAAAATCCATAGCAATGATTGTGCCTGAACTTGGTACACTGCTAGTCATTGAGAACGAAGTAACTGCACCGCTATTAGCTAACGTGTTTATAGTGAATACTGGCGTGCCTGGCTGAGTGCTAATGCTTGGATCTTTCAATCCTGTATTTGCTTCAGGTATAAAATCTTGTAGTGGATTGTTAGCGTAGATTGTAGCATTGTATTCAAACGCAGTAACCCTTACGCCTAAGCTACCATCATCAATCTTTGCTTCTTGTACTTGCGATACACGAAATAGTTTACCTTCACCACTGTTGAATGCTTCCCATCCATATGGATCAAACTTAACTGTTATAACATCTCCAGCTTCAATCTGTATACCACTATAGTCTAATGCAAAGTCAATAATCAAATCTTCACGACTTTGTAGTAATCGTCTTTGACCAAGATATGCCGCTTGAATATAGTTGTTAACCTGTGGATACTGTACAGTTAATTGATTACTTGGCTCATTGTAGCTCATCACTTCTGGTACAAAGTCAACTAGATTAAAGTTAGCGTAATCTGTTTTATCTAACACAAATGTATTTGGATATTGAACTTCTAGTTTGTTGAAAGCACTGTTCAAGTCAATTGGATTAACATTGATACCACTCATCAAGTTACTGTCTGTTACTTGATATAAATCTCCTATTACGCCATCAAATTCTTTGTTGATAACAACTTTCCACATACCAGTCAATTCGCTATACTGTAACCAACTGTCACACGCATCAACCAACTGTTGTAAGTTAGCTAAACAGTTGTCCCCGGTTTGTACTGGTCCATTAATTACATATCTAGCTTGTGTAGCAGGATCTCCATCAACGTCAATAAAATTAATTAGTTCTGCTGAGTAAACATTCAATGCAGTTAAACTTGCAGTATCAATGCTAGCTAATGGTACGGCACATCCATATACATTGTTGAATAGATAATCTTGTATTACACTACCTGGTTGAGACCTAGAGTTCGTAATCTCTACATTGATTGGAACTAAGTTTTGCGTACCTGCGTTTTGATCGTATTCAACAGTAACAATAACAAATGCTACATTGGTCATACTTGCTGATTGACCACCACTAGTATACAGTGCTGAGTTCCAACGTAAGTCAGCAGGTATACCAGTATCACTCATTAATGTAATAGCATTAGACCCACCAGTGTCAATACCACTAGCACTACCATTTGGGAAACGATACATACGTATCTTGCCATTTACTTTGTCATCTACTTGAACTGGATCACTATTAGTTTCTAATCGAATAACTTTACTTGTATCTGATCCATCAAATATAACTTTCTTGCCACCCCAATAGATATTACCAAACGTCAACGTGTCTGGTGTTTGAGTAGGCATTGTGTTTGTTACTTCACAGATAGAACAAACATACCACATCTTCTTACCATCTTCACTGATTTTCATATCAGTAACTGTTGAACCCATATATGCTTTGCCATATACTACAGGTAGTTTGTTATTACTTGCTGGTGGAACGTGAACACGACTACCAACGTCACTTGTGCCGGCTGCATTTGCACCTGCACGATTTCCAATTAGTTTAGAAATTCCAACTGTTAATAATGTACGTGCGGCAAAGCCTGCGATTGCGCCAAATAATCCACCACCTACTGCGGCTGAAACAAATGCCGCGGCTGCTGTAAAAATTGCCATATTATACTCCCCCTACCCAGACTTCTTCAGCCTTTTTATAACCAAATTTAGTGAAATCTAAATCAGGACTATTAACCATTTTCGTCATTGTGTACATACTAATTTTGTTTTCATCAATTAACTCTTGTGCTAATTTATTATATTGTAATAGTAACTTATATCCTGCAGTAGAACCGCGATACTGTGGTTCTACCCAATATACTAATTCACGCAACACTTTTAAGTTTGGATCCCATACGTTTTGATCCTTTACGCCAATTATCATACCAGCAGTATTTTTATCTTCTGCTATCAATGCAACTCCACCACCTAGAATAATATGATGAAATAATTTACTAATGTATTCTTCGTTATTACATTCACGCATCATTTCAATAGGAGTATTATTGCGAAAATTACGCAACATCTCTACTACTACTGGTAAATCAAATTTGTTTGCTTGTCTTATTTTCATTTGTTAAAGTCCATCACTTATTTGCTGATAGGTATCACTTGTTTGTTGATTTTCTGTAGCCGCAGTGCTTGACGTAACATCTTTCTTCAGTGGTGGTTTACCAAAGTCGCTATCTTGATCGCTGATACTGTAGATGTTATTCATACTACTGTCAGTTGAATTAAAATACTGCCAACTACTTGGATTTGTTTTTCTACCTGCGATACGATTTTCTAGTACTGCTTTAAAGCTACTTGCATTCAACGTAACAGTAAAATTATCACTGTCATTTAATGTATCTAATTCTTCACTGATGTTATAGCTGGTTACAATACCTGTAAAGCGATGTGCATTGCTTGTCAATATACCATTAGCGTTATAGAAGCCACGTGTAATTTCTAACTGACTACCTTTTACTTTGGTAGCTAATACAACATAAATGTTATTGCCATCTATGCCACTTAAGCTTAAACTAGTATCTGCTGACGTAGCACGAATGTCACGCTGTTGAACGCCAACAGCTAATAGTCCACCTAATGGAGTATATACTTGTCCATTGATTGTTTCAGACTTATAAGCACTAGAGAATGTATATACGTTTACGTTTGCTGAATTGCTAACGTCATTGAAAACTGTTAGTTTTACAAACTCTGCATTGTATAAAACAAGTGGATTACTTGCTACTGCTGGTATTACTTCCATTATGCCGCTCCTACCCATTCGTATAATTCAAATGCATCACTAAATTCTAAGTATGCATTGTTGATAAGTGTTGAACCACTCATTGCTTGACCACCTGGCTTTAATATATATGTTGGCATATTAGGACAGAACATATTAAACTGACAATTGTTACCAACAATGATACCTTCGCCTGTCAATGTTCCAGTTAATATATTAGGTCTATTTGTCGTAACTACAACAGTAGAACCACTACCACGTAACACTTGAGTTGTACTTGTGAAAGGATATGGATATTCGCTTAATGATCCAATCTGAATCAAATCGTTTGGTTCAAATATCACTGCTGTACTTGCCGCTGTGATACCACTTACATTTAATGTTAGTTGATTCCCAGTAAAACTCGTTACTGTTATCGTGTTTAGTTGGCCGGTAGTCATTGCACCTTGATACCTAAAGATCCAATTCAATGCAGGTAGATTACTGAACGTTATAACTTCAGGTGTAATTCTATCTAATGTGTCTAGTGCTTCCATCAAGTCACGTGCTTGATAATACTTGAAACGACTAGGCACTTCTAATGTCATACGCCAGGGATTTAATGTAGGTGTAGCACTTACACGTGGTATTTCGTTACGTGTATATTGTATACCAACCATCTTTCTACGATTGATTTCTAAGCTATTACTAAAATTTAATATTGTTTGCAACCCTGCCATATATTTCCTTATCTGTTACCATATGGTAATTCTTTTTGTGCTAGTTGTGTAGCACCTAATAAACTTCTGCGATTGTCAGCAAATAGTCTAGCGACACTTGCACCATCTACTGCTGATATGTTATTGTTTGTGATATAGTTATTTACAGTGCTTCCCATACTACCACCATTAGGTACTATTGTACCACTAGATTTAGGAACAAACAACTCAGGTCCATTCTCACCTACGATGCTTGCTTTACCTACTGGAGGCTGACCACCACCTGCAAAGAAGCCACCAAAGAAACTTCCAATCGTACTCAATATACCACCAGCACCGCCAGCACCTTTAAATGCTGACATTGCCATTGCCGCTTGTGTTCTTAATTCTATTTTCAATAAGTCTTTAATAACACTCGTAGCAAAATCACTGAAACTAAACTTACCGTCGTCAACAAACTTATCAATAGCACTGTTCATACCTTGTGTGATTGCACTAAACTGTTCGCCAGCGATCTTATACGCATTGGTTGCATTATCTAAGTAACTAGCAAATGCGTCAGACCAACCTGTCGCCCAATCACGGCTAAGATCGATTTCTTCTAATTGCGCTTGCTTTAACTGTTCTGTTAATGCATAAACTTTCTTTAATTCTATACCATACTGTTGTACATCACCTATGCCATCCTCAGTGCTAAACGCCTCTGTTACAGCGTTAGCCATATCAGTTTCTAACAGTTTAATGTTGCGTATAATCTGTTCTTTTTGTTGGTCAAATATTGATCGGCCTTTTTGCTCTTTACCGAATGCCGCATCACTTATTTGCTTTTGTAAATTAGTAAACACTCCACTAGTGACACCAGCAATCTCTTGCTGTTTCTGCATCTGCTGTGTCATATATTCTAATTGAGTAACACGTGCTTGCTCAATTGCTTTTGCCGCTTGTAACTGTTCAATGTTAGCAACAACTAAGCCCTGCTGTATACCATACTCTTTGTTTACTGCTTCAATCTGTGCTGTAATTTCTTTAGCCAGTCCAAGCTTCTTCTCATCAGGACTTAGATTCTTTAACTTATCTTCTAATTGACTTATAGCGGCAACACGCTTTTCTTCTAACTCGTATATACCTTGAATTACTTCACGTTGATCCTCAGATAGTCCTATTAAGCTTGCTTCAAGTGCTAATTTTATATTAGTCTGTTTGTTTTGTTCTTTAAAGTTCTCTGTAATCTGTTGTACATCTGAAATCTGTTTAGCTATACCACTAGTGACATTGTTGCCTTCACCTGCCATCGATGGCGCAGGATAACGCCTTTTAAGTCTATCAGTTTCATCATAAGATGCTTCTGCAGGTTTGCCATCAGGTTTCATTCCAAAGAAACCTTTAACCTTGCCATATGCAGAACTTACAGCGTTAACAAATTCATCAACAATGTCTACGTCAAATGCTGATTTAATTATTATTCTGGCTGCTTCAAATGCGCCATATATGAGAGCCAAAGGAGCTATTAATCTAGGTAAAAACTTAGTAGCAAAAAGCGCAATAGTAACGCCCAACTGTTTTATAATAAACAAAACACCCTGAAGCTTTGACGTTAATGTTACAAAAGTACCTATCTGTGTACCGGCAGCAGTGCCCAATAGTACTACTGCTTTCCCCACACTAGAGAATACAGGCAAGGCTTGCTTAACTACATAATAAAATGCAGTAAATCTATATGTTTGAACTGCTGTGACAGCGGCTAATGTTGCAAACGCACCACCTACTGCTAATGCAATACTACCTATCAATTGCAAACCTTTAGCCGCAACAGCAATACTACCTAATGCAACACTCATTTTTACAATGGCTTGTACTATATCGTCAATTTGTTTTGGATCTAACTTATTAACAAAGTTAGCTAGTGGTTCAATTGTTTTTAATATGCTAGCCTGTAAAGTTTTAAAAGCCATATCTAATTTGTTTTGTAAATCAGCGGCAGCTTTAACGCTACTTGCATAAGCTTGACTTTCTTTCGTAGCTTGTGCAAACTGCGAACTTACACCAGTTAAACTAGTTGAACGTAAACTCTTACCAAACAATTCTGTCTTTAATCTTGCCTGCTCACTAAGATTGCCAACTTTACCTAGGCCATCGATGGTATTAACAAACAACTGTTCAGAACTAAGTGTTCTTAAATCTTCTAATGATATACCAATACTAGCAAATGCGGCTTGTGCGCTTACTGCGCCATCGCCTGCTTTGCCTAACGTTTCATTAAATCTTAGTAGTGCTGTATTAGCGTCATCTGCTGTTCCACCATTAAGTGCAACTGCTCTACTAAAGCCAAGTATTTTATCAACTGCAATGCCAGTAGCATCGCTTACATCTTGTATAGCATCTGCGAACTGTATTGTTCTAGTTATAAGACCAGTTAGTGCTATACCAGCTATAGCCGTTTTTAATTTAGCAAAGCTATCATTGACCGCTTTAACTTGAGTATCAATCTTTTTAAGGCTATTGACTGCACCTGTCGTGTTTACGTCAACTGTATAACTTAAATCTGCCATATTACTTTCCCTTTAATATTTGATTCATTCTTTTTTCAATGAAATCTTCGGTTGGTTTAGTCATACCGTCTGGTGCTTGCTTACTATAACCTTCATCTAACTTCTGTGCATAGTTATAACCAGCAACAATCTTATTACCACTTAGTCTAGTTTTTCTTCTAGCGTTACCACTTCGCTTAGGCGTACCTTTTACAAATTCAGTAAAAGCTTCTTTAGGAATATTTGCTATGTGCTTTTCTATTCTTAATAAACTTTTACTCATTGTATTTTTTGTTACCACAGACATTACTAATCCTTATTCTTATTCAGTAGCGTCAATAATTCATCTTCTGTAAAATCAGGGATTGGGTCTCTGCCATTGTTCATCTGCTTCTTGTGATGATAATTTTCAAATGTCATTGCCATATCCATAATATACAAATCGAATGTATTACTTCTATTCAACACTTCGCTAGGTAGCATTCCATAACGCTTACCTAGCCCGTCTATAGTCAGTATGAGAGCCATCTTTTCAGACTTAGGATCAATACTGTCTTGAGTTACTTTCCCAGTAGCTCAGTCACCTTACCAATAGCCTTCATTAAAACGTGTGTAGGTAGCATAGCATCGTCTTTTAATATTTCTTTACCCTTATCATCAAGGATCAGTGTGCGAACAATACCAATGATACCTGCTGTATCATTACCTGTTGCGTTTGCTAGCTTCATAAACACATCCATAGGTTGACGATCCCAAGTCCAGAATTCGATTGCTTCACCGAACTCTTTGATGGTATCTTCATCATCGATATGAATGTCTATTAGTTGGGGTTTTGCTGTAAGCTGTGAGAGTTTCATTTGTTATATCCTTTTAAATTATTGTAATGTATTTATTCGTTATCTGTTAGTTCTTCTAATAGTTGATTTAGAAGTGCTAAACGAAATGCTTGTTTTGCTTTTAGTTGTTTGACTGTTGCCATCATATTGTCTAACATAGGCATCATCTTTGCTTCGTCTGCAATAAGACTACGCAACTTTTCTTCATTTGTTTTATACCATACTTGTTCTGTCATTTGTTTTCCTTATAAAAAAGGGGATACCTTTTGAGTATCCCCTATCTTCCCATCTATATTGAGATTAAGGGTTCTGGTTTGAAACCATAGAACCATTGACAGCCAATGTCATTGGTGTCACCCATACAGGTGCATCAGGACTTGCTGTTGGTGCTAATGAAGAAATAAATCCTTGACCAGCGTAGTAGTAAGCGTTAGCAGTAGTATTACCGCCATTGATTACCATTTTGAATTGCAATGGTATCTTGTTGATACTCAAATCAGATATGCCATAAAATGTCGCACTGTTTGCAGTAGCATTTGCGTTACCAAAGAAAACTTCACCATCGATAACCATATTCACAGAAATCTCATTGTCAGCTGGTGTTGTTAACTTATACATATCTGTAGAACAGAAGTCAATGTATGAGTATACTCCAGTAGAGTTTGTGATTGTTACGTCCTGTAAACAAGTAACTGATAATGTGTTTGCTATGTTTCCCCAGTTAGCACTGTTGCTAATGAGGTCTGTACTTACCAACATTGTTGGTTGAGTACCTGATGTGTTAACTGTAATTCTTGCCATTTTAGTCTCCTTGTATGTTGGCGTTATGTATTAAATTCCATTCGTAGCATTCTGAATGTCCAGGTATGCTTTTCTGCTTGTGTTGGTCCATACGTGCGAACCTGTTCAAAATCTCTTTCAAAGTATCCATCCATTAGTTGTACGCCATCATCTTTGATAGCTGTAACTAAATTGCCAATAATAGCATTAACTGCTGTATTGTATGGATCGTCTTGATAAGAAATATATGTTATATTAAATTCATCGTATGCGTGATATATTGCACCACAGTATTGTATTCCAAGTTGATGAGGATTTCTACTGACCATATGAACATCGCTTATGTAGATACCATATCTTACAACTTCACTATCACTAGGGAAGTCTTCAAAGATTGGTATGTTCCACAATGTAGGTATGTCTCGTCTAACAACTGCAAAAATTTCATTTTGCGTAACTGTTGGACTATTCAATACACTATAAGCAACTTCAGCCATTAGAAATATCTCCTATCTCCATTGAAGTAATCAACGTCTGCTGTCCAATTTTCTTCAAGTTTTGTCGTTGGGCCTTGAGGATTATCTTGATATAAATCATAGAAGTTCATCAACTGCAACGCTTTTGTCCATTCATCTTCACAACGCTTTTTAGCGAATTCATAATTCTGAACATCAACCTCATTCATATTAGACACATCGGTTACTAGACTTTCATAGAAAACTAGTATTGCACCGAATGTGTCTAAGCGAATTAATGTTTGGTCACTCTTAATGAGTAGACTTGGATTGAAACTTGAAATCAACTGACCGTCTGGCAGATTAGCATAATAGTAAGCACCTAACACCGTGTCGCAGTATTTCTGCCACCATCCGAACTCCAACTTATACAGCCACTCTTGTGAACCGACCTTAAAGTATGGAGCCCAATCAACTT